TTTCGGGTGACATTTACCTAGACGGTACTGGTAACTCAGGCAAGAACATCACAGGCCTCGGCGCTGCTGTTCCTGACGCACCAAGCACCGGCACATACGGCGGCATCAATCGTGCATCGTTCTCGTTTTGGCGTTCGGCTAAGTTCTCAGGCGTGACTGATGGCGGTTCAGCTACTTCAGCATCAAACATCCAGTCGTACATGGATGCTCTTGCTGTTCAGCTGATTCGTGGAACAGACAAACCTGATCTGATCGTTTGCGACAACAACTATTACAAGCTGTATTTGCAATCGTTGCAGTCAATTCAACGTATCTCCGACGGCGGTAATTCGGCAGTTGGCGCAGGCTTTGCATCGTTGAAATACTACGGCGCTGGTATGGCATCAGACGTGATCTTGGACGGTGGTATCGGTAACGATGCAACTGCCAATCATATGTGGTTTTTGAACACCAAATACATGATGTTCCGTCCACACGCTGATCGTAATTTCGTGCCAATCGGCGGCGAACGTCAAGCTGTTAACCAAGACGCTATCGTCAAGCTCATCGGTTTTGCCGGCAACCTCACATCTTCAGGCCCGCAATTCTGCGGCGTTCTGATCGCTTAAAGGAAACCATCATGGCATATACATTTGACGAACCTCGTGTCGGGGTTTTAAATATCGACCAAACTGACTCTGGTGTTACAACCGCAGGCGGCACGACTATTCCTACGCCACCAGCAATGTTGGGCAACATCGTTCGTGCATTTGATCCAGTCTACGGCGAGGGTGAGTTCATCCTGTTGTTAGGCGTGGCATCGACTGTTGTTGGTTCTGTTGTGCGCTACAACGCTACAACTTACCAAACGACTTTAGTTGTCAACACCGCCGTTCAAGACGTGCCAGTTGCAGTCGCTATGGCGGCTACTACTGCGGGTCTGTACGGTTGGTATCAAATCGCTGGTAATGCAGTCATCAAGAAAACTGCTGTGACCGTTGCACCTAACGTCACTCTGTTCTTGTCGGCTACAGCCGGTCGTGTGAAAGTCTTGGCATCTGCCGGTTTGCAAGTTGTTGCTGCTCGTTCAGCAAACTTGACCACCGTCACTTCTACGACTTCAACCATTACCGTGACAATTAACCGTCCACATCTCCAGTCACAGATCACCTAAATGATTGAAGCTGTACTTGATGTTGTAGGGAACACAGAGCCTGACGTTTTGTTGGGCAATGTGCAGCGATCCGTAAAAAGGTCGCTGCCTTGGTTTGATTTTGACGAGTCATCCCAAGGCAGCGTCTGTCTTGTTGGTGGTGGGCCAAGTCTGGTTGACACGATTGACCAGTTGAAAGCCCGTCATCAAAACGGCGCAAAAGTATGGGCAATGAACGGTTCTTACGATCATTTGCAAAGCCAAGGCATCATCCCTGACGTAATGGTAATGCTTGACGCTCGACCAGAGAACGTGAGATTTGTTCAGAATCCACAACAATCAACTACGTTTTACATCACTAGCCAATGCGACGATGCAGTATTTGATGCGTTGGAAGGTTACAAAGTGGTGTTAGTTCACGCCAATACGCCTGGCGTTTATGAGTTGCTTGAGCATGAAAAAGCTCGACCAGTTCATCTGATGGGCGGGTTTACAACTGTTGGCATCTTGTCGTTGATATTGGCTAAGTTGCAGGGGTTTCAGCGCATCTTTATGTTTGGCATGGATTCAAGCTACCGAAATGGCGAACATCATGCTTACAAACAAGAAAGTAATGACGCAGAACGTGTAATTGACGCTATGATTAACGATGTGACGTACAAGTGTGCGCCGTGGATGGCACAACAGGTAACAGATTTTCAGAATGTCGTAGCAGGCTTTGGTGATGTTACGATTGAAGTATGTGGCGATGGACTTTTGCACGAAATGGCAAAAGCGATGAGTAACTAAACTTTAAGGATTATCATGGCATTTCCATCAAGAATTATGGGCGCAGGCAATTCATCGTTATCGGCTCAAGTAATCTGTGGCGAAGGCGCTGTCGGCCTAGTTGCTACTGGCACAACCGCAGCAGATGCTTTGCAGCTAAACGTGTCAAACAACACGATCACGACTTCAGCAGCATCGACTGGCGTTAAGTTGCCACCTTGCGAAACTGGCGCTGAAATGATTATTCGTAATGATTCGGGTCAGACAATTACCGTCTATCCTTTCAATACAAGTACTACAATGAACGCAGCTGCGTCAAGTGTTACGCTTGCAACGGCTAAAACGATGTTGGTAAAAGCAACTTCCGCAACTACATGGGTAACATTAACAGGGGCTTAAATTGGCTTTAGACAGCGATATTCACAGCGCAGACAACCATTTGCACGTTGAATTTTACGTTTACGACAAAGAACCGTATAAAGAAAAGCCGTTTGTTAGAATTACAGTACCAGGCGATAAAACGAACATTGTTGACCAACCCGTTCGGGAAGATCACAAAAGACGTTTTCCACGCCAATGGTTGCACTTTCAGATGCAAAACAACAACGCTGAAGTTATTGGCGTACCGTTGGAACAATGGGTAAAAGACGATCCTGAGAACTTTAACGATATGCAAATGGCAGAATTGCAAATCTTTAAGTTCCAGACCGTTGAGCAAGTTGCTACCGCTACCGATAACCAATTGCAGCGTATTGGCATGGGTGCGATGGGCTTGCGAGAGTTGGCAAGGCGTTATTTGCAAGTTAAAAACCAATCTTCTAGTCAAACTGAGATTGAACACACCAAGCAGGAACTTGCTCAAGTCAAAGAGCAAATGGCGGCTTTGATGGCTCAGTTGTCGGAAAAGAAGGTTGGGAGGCCAAAAAAAGAGGAATAAATGTCATCAACGATGCTACAGCTAGTCACCCAAGTTACCAATGAATTGGGTGTATCAACGCCAACTACTGTGGCATCGAATACGAACCAAGATGTAATTCAAATCTTGGCGTTGATGAACGCTGCCGGCTATGAGTTCTTGCGAAAGCATGACTGGCGAGAATTAACCAAACAGCACACATTTACCACCGTTTTTAGCGTAACGACTGGCGATGTGGTTGAAGATACATACACAATTACCGGCATCCCATCGACAGCTGGGCTTGATACAACGTATCAGGTTGTGGGTAACGGTATCTCAAATGCTGCTTATATTGAATCGGTTGACTCGGCTACGCAAGTAACCATCAATTTACCCGCCACAGGGACGTATTTAGGCACTTCAATCACTTTTGAAAAGGTCAAGTACGATCTACCCTCAGATTATGAATCGACCGTTCCTAGAACCCATTGGGACAAATCAAAACATTGGGAAATGCTAGGGCCTGAAAGCCCACAGCAATGGGAATGGTTGCTTTCAGGGTTTATCGCTACAGGACCACGAATTCGCTGGCGTTTGTTAGGTAAATACTTTCAGATTTGGCCTGGCGTTTCAACAAATGAGTTGTTAGGCTACGAGTATCGGTCAAAAGGTTGGGCATTATCGTCAACTGATGTTGTAAAGAATTCATTTACTGCCGACACAGATACTTGCATTTACCCAGATCGACTGATGGTATTGGCTACTAAGCTCAAGTATTTTGAGGCTAAAGGCTTTGATACTACGGCGATGTATCGCAACTATATCGAAGAATTTGAGATTGTTCGGGCGCAGGATACCTCGGCAGCTAACTTGTCGTTTGCACCACGCCCAGGCACAGTCTTGATCGGCTACGACAACATTCCTGATACTGGCTACGGGACAAACTAATGGCGAGCCGACTTGTTCAAGGTACGGCGGCACGGGTTCAGTCATTGCCAGCGCCTATCGGTGGTTGGAACGTGCGAGATTCCATTGCAAACATGGATACGCTCGATGCCGTTCAATTAACCAATTTGTTTCCCACGGTCAATAATGTAGTGTTGCGTGGTGGATACACAAAATACTCCACCGGCATCCCTACACAAGTTCAGACGTTGATGGGTTATTCAAGCGGCGCAACTGATGAATTGTTTGCAATTGCAGGAACGTCAATTTATGACTGTACTGCCGGCGGTGCGGTTGGCGCAGCGGTCAAGACGGGGTTAACTAATGCAAGATGGGAATACACCAACGTTACAACGCCTGCCGGCGGTTACTTGTATTTGGTCAATGGCGTAGATGCGCCGTTACTGTATGACGGGTCAGTATGGACAAATCCAACAATTACTGGAGTTGGGGCAAGCAGTTTAAGCAACATTGCTATATTTAAAAACCAAGTGTGGTTTACGCAAAACAATTCGCTCAAAGCATATTATTTGCCAACTTTAAGCATTGCAGGCGCAGCTAACGCAATTGACATGAGTTCGGTTGCCCAACTTGGTGGATTCTTGGTTGCCGTTGGAACGTGGACGATTGATGCAGGCTACGGCGTAGACGATAACTTAGTGTTTATAACGTCCAATGGCGAGGTTATTGTTTGGGCGGGTACTGATCCCTCAGATGCTACGAAATGGGCGCTAGTGGGCGTTTGGAGGGTTGGCAAGCCCGTTGGTAAGCGATGCCTACTAAAGTACGGCGGCGATATGTTGATGCTGACTTATAACGGTCTATATCCACTTGCTGCAAGCCTGCAATCATCCAGACTTGATCCCCGTGTTGCGCTGTCGGACAAGATACAAGGTGCATTTACCGCAGCAACGCAACAATATGGCGGTAATTTTGGGTGGGATATTATTTTTGACCCGCAACACAATGCGTTGACCGTTAATGTGCCAGTTGCTGAAGGTCAACAGCAGCAATATGTGATGAATAACATCACAAAAGCCTGGTGCAACTTTACGGGCCAAGCTGCTAATTGTTGGGCAATCTTTGACAACGAGCCGTACTGGGGTGGCAATGGATTTGTTGCCCATGCGTGGGATGACAATTACGCTGATGATGTAAGCGACATAAACGGCTATGCGTTACAAGCGTTTAATTACTTTGATGCCCGTGGGTACAAAAAGTATTTCACTAGAGCTAGACCGTCGATATTTACTAACGGCACACCGTCAATATTCATTGGTTTAAACATGGATTTTGACTTGGCAGACACGACTGCGGCGTTAAGTTTTAGCCCACAAGTATCTGCTAAATGGGACGTTGCGTTGTGGGATGTTGGCTATTGGGCTACGGACACAGTAATCACAAACAATTGGCAAGGCGTAACTGGCATTGGTTATTGCGCCGCAACACAGTTTAAATCTGCCTCTCAAGGAACGACAATTCTATGGGCATCGACGGACATTGTTTACCAACAAGGTTGGGGTGGCATATAACCCAAGGCGCTGATATAGGCCATTGGGTTGCAGAGCGAGTGCAGGGTAAGTATTTTGCAGATGGTTCGCAAGCAATTGGGTTAGAGCGTGACGGTCAGATTATTGCAGGCGTGATTTACGAGAATTGGAACAAAGCCTCGATTGTGTGCCATATAGCAATTGAAGGACGAATTACAAAAGGGTATTTAAAAGCGATATTTAGTTACCCTTTTGAGTTTTGTAAGGTAAAAAAGATTATTGTGCCGGTGAGCAGTACCCATGCAAAAAGCCTAAAATTAGTTACTAAGATGGGTTTTGTTGAAGAAGCAAGGGTTAAAGATGCAGCACCGGATGGCGATATTATATTTTTGACATTGGCACGGGAAAAGTGCCGATTTCTAGGGGTAGAAAATGGGTAAGTCAAGCGCAGCACCACCAGCACCAGATTATATTGGCGCAGCCAAGCAGCAAGGTATTGATAACCTAACAGCGGCTAGGCAGTCAAACATAATGTCAAACCCAAATATGTATACACCATTTGGGAATCAAACTGTCACTTATTCAAACCCAACATTTGACCAATCGTCATATGAAACAGCGTTGGCTAAATACAACGCAGACAAAATCGACCCAAATTCTTATTATCGGACTGGGGAAGGCGGTCAAACAAGTTTCGATCAAGCTGGGTTTGATTTAGCCAATGCAAAACGAGGCGCTGCGCCAACCCGTGAAGGGTTTATGACTGGCGGTGGTCAACCGACTGTTACCCAAACGTTAACCCCACAAGCGCAACAAACACTAGATGCACAGCAACGTGTGCAAACTTCATTAGCCAACCTTGGTGAAAGAGGCATTTCAAATGCTTACGCTACGCTGTCGCAGCCTTTTACACCAACATCAACTGAGATTAAAAAAGATTTTACTGGGTATCAAGCAGCGCCATTAGCCGATCAATATGGTTTAGCGCAAGCAAAAACAGCTGCCGATACATACGGTTTAGCGCAACGACAAATTGATACAAGTGGTTTAACTGTCATGCCTACTAATGCAGGCATAAACGCTCAACAAGCTATTTTGGCAAGACTTGACCCCACTATTCAAGCTGGTGATGTATCTTTTAAACAAGCATTAGCAAACCAAGGTTTAGCGCCAGGCACAGCTGCGTATGATGCTGCGTTTAGAAATCGTGAGATGAGCAAAAACGACTTGTATAACCAAGCGGCTCTGCAAGGCATTAACCTTGATATGGCGGCTCGTCAACAAGGATTAAATGAGCAATTGTCGCAGGCTGGCTTGTATAACACGGCAATTGGTCAAAACTTTGGTCAAGGTGTAACTGCGGATCAACTGGCAAATGCTGCGGTTGGTCAAAACTTTGGTCAAGGTATTACGGCACAAGGTCAACAGTACAACCAAGCATTAGCAAAAGCCCAATTCCAAAATACAGCGCAACAACAGCAATTAGCGCAGGATTTGGCGTTGCGACAACAGCCAATCAATGAAGTCATTGGGTTAATGGGCGGTTCACAGATTCAATTGCCTCAATTCCAAGGTTATCAAGGCATGAGCGTAGCGCCAGCGCCTACCTTTGCGGGTACGCAAGCGCAAGGTCAAGCTGATATGACACGTTACGGTATTCAGCAATCAGGCGCTAATGCGGGTATTCAAGGTCTTGCATCGTTGGGTGGTATGGCGGCAATGTATTTCTAATGCTTGGATTAGCGTTCTCAGGTGGCAAAGATTCTTTAGCGTGTTGGTATTTATACCGTGAAAAGAATCCAGTTGTTTTTTGGGCAAATACTGGGAAGGCTTATCCTGAAACGATAAAGATTATTGAACAAGTAAAGGCAGAGGCGGTTGAGTTTATTGAAGTAAAGTCAGACCAAGAGCAGCAGATTAAGTTTTACGGTTATCCAAGTGATGTTGTGCCAGTTGACCATAGCCTTGAAGGTATGGTGTTTGCAGGCGATAAGCCAGTACGAGTACAGAGTTATTTAAATTGTTGTTGGGCAAACGTTGGGCAACCTCTTACAGAGGCGATAGCTAAACGTGGCATTACGCATTTGATTCGTGGGCAAAGGCTAGATGAAAGCCATAAATCCACGGCTCGGCATGGGTCGGTAGTGAATGGTGTGACGTACATTCAGCCGATAGAAACATGGACTAAAGAACAAGTTTTGGCGTTTTTGCGGACTCAATGCCAGTTACCAGAACATTATGCAATCGACCATTCAAGCCTTGATTGTTACGATTGCACAGCGTATTTGGCACACTCAACAGATCGAGTGGCATGGATGAAAGAAAAACACCCAAGTTTGCATGAAAAATATAAAATAAACATGGCGGCACTAAAGTCTGCCTTGTTGCCTACTTTAGAGTTATTAAGGAATTGCGATGCTTAATCAATATGTAAACCTTTCTCCGCAACAAAAAATGGCGCAGATGCTGCAACAGCAAGCCCAGCAGACTTCATTGCAAGGGCAGCAAGAAATGCCGCAATCAATGGGCCAAGCAGCGGCTCAAAACCCGTTTGGCGGCGTACAAGATGCAATGAAAATGTACAACCAGTTTAATCAGCAAGGCGATATGCAGGATTATAAAGACTACATTGCTCGGCTTAAACTTGGTCAAGCACAAACTGGCGGTATGTTTGATTCGGCTAATGCTCAAGCGCCAAAATATACTGGTGACATGGGGACTTAATCATGGCTGATAATATTTATGGCACTCAGTCTAACGCAGCAATGCAAATACCAAGCCCTTATTCATCGGAATTGGCAGCAATTCAAAGGCGTGAGCGGTTAGCGCAAATTATGCAACAACAGGCTTTTCAACCTATTGAAGTAAATAGTTATCAAGGTATTCAAGCCCCTATTTCTCCATTTTCAAGCATTGCTAAAGCATTGCAAATGTATGTAGGTGTAACAGGACAAGATCGTGCTGATGAAGAAAGATTAGGTGTCGCTAAGAAAATGGAAACCGACACTCAAACTCAATTGGCTCGTTTACTAGGGTCGCAAGGTTCACCAGCTATACCAGCAACGCCTGCAACAATGGGTACGCCTGAGATACCAGGTAAACCGGCAACCTCATTTACGCCAATGGGTTCAGATTTTGAAGATAACCCAAATCTAAAAATGAGTATGGGTGAAACACCGCAAGCGGGTCAACCGTTTGTTGCGCCTGGCGATGTTGCCGTGCCTGCTGTGCCGACAATTCCTGCTGTTGCGGGAACGCCAGCGCAGCTAGGCAGACCAGCGCAACCTGCCAAACCACCAACGGAAGATGAACAACGCAAGATATATTCTGATTTTGTTGTAAGTGGCAATCCTCGCTTAGCAAAATTGGGTGAAATTGGCTTACAAGAGTTGCGTTCGTCAGGTACAACTGACATTAAAAATTGGAAAGCATCTAACTCAGGTTTACCTTTTGACCAATGGTTAGCTAATCAAAATGCTCAAAAAAGCACACGAGTATCTGTCAATGTTCCTGTAAATACAGAAAAAGGTTATGGCGAAGTATTTGCTAAAGGTATTGCAGACGATGACGTTAAATTAAGAGCTATGGCAAACAAAACACCTTCACAAATTCAAAATATTGAAGGTCAACGAGAATTGTTAAGTAGCGGAAATATTTTTACAGGTAAAGGCGCAGATTGGCAAAATGAACTTGCATCATGGGCTACTTCAATTGGAATTGGCGGTACTACAACTGCTGAAAAAGTTAAAAACACAACTGCTTTGTATGCAGACAGAGCAACTTCCACTTTAGATTCAATTGCAACTGCCGGACTTGGAACTGGTCAAGGATTTACAGACAAAGATTTGAAATTCTTGAAAGATGCAAAACTTGGAAATATTACATACACCAAAGACAATCTAGAGCGTCAATTAAACATTGAAGAAAAAATTGCTAGAGAAATTGCTAACAGATGGAATACAAGGCTCGGAGAATTGCCAAAATCAGCATCAGGGCCAACAGGCGTAAGTCCGGTTAATTTGCCACCAACTAGGGCATCAACACCACAAAGCCCTCCTGCTGGTTCGGGAGTAACGCAACAGCAATGGAACGCAATGACTCCTGAGCAGAGGAAATTATGGCAATGACAGAAGCGCAACAAGCAGCATTAGCACAGGCTGATGCTAGAGCCGCTGTGCTTGCTGAAATTGATGCAAAACTACAAGCGGCGAATCAAAATGAAAGCGTGATGCCTGGCATGACAGGTGATCGTCAATTGTTGCCTATGGTTGGTCAAAGTTTATTAAAAGGTGCAGCAGGACTTGGCGATGTAGTGGTTGGTTTGCCAGAAGATATAAAACGACTATATAAGTATTTCACCACACAAGGCGCACCAGTCCCTCAAAAATACCAACCAATAACCGACATTGCAAAAGAACGTGGTTACATTGTTCCTGAAAATGAGCCAGGCTCAAATCCTATATTAAAAGGAATTGATTTTACGGCACAATTGGCAGGTGGTGGTGGTATTAACCCGTATACCATTGGTCGATCAGCATTAACTTCTGGGTTGCCCGCTGCGGCTCGCAATCTTGGCGGTCAAGGGCTACGAACTGGCGCTCAAGGAATTGTTGGCAGCACAGCATTACAAGGTATGCAAGCTCTTGGTATAGACAATCCTTTAGTTTTAGGATTGGGAACAATGTTGCCAATGGGAGTAACGGGTGCGGCAATGTCGTTGCGACCATCTACGGCAACGATTGCAAACGAATCATTAAAAGGCGCAACACCTGAACAACTTAGATTAGCTCAAGCATTACAAAATCAATCTTTTGGCGCTGGTGCGCCTGTAACAGCTGCTGAAGCAATTTCTCAAACTACTGGGGGCAGTCCTTTATCAAATATTCAACGTATTGTTGAATCTTCTCCAAAAGGTGCTTCGGTAATGTCACCATTTATGGCGGCTAGACCAGCGGGTAATGCTCAATATTTTGCACGAACGGTTGATGAAATTAGTCCTACTCAAGGCGGATTAGAAATACCTGAACGTATGCAAGTTGTTGCTAAAGAATCTATCGATGCAGCAAGAAAAGAAGGCAATGTATTAGCTGAACCTTTCTATAAAGCATCAGAAAGGCAACTAGTAGACAATTCAACAATGGTTAGCTTGATGAGCGACCCAGCAATTGAAAAAGCCGTAACAGCTGTAATGAAAGACCCTTTTTACAGGGTAACAAACGCAAATCCAAATTCAATTCAAGTATTTGATGCGGCAAAAAAATACTTAAATGATAAGTCAAGTGAGTTTGCACGAGCAGGCAACAATAATGCGTCAGATGTTGCCTCGTCAGCAGCTAGAACCATTACGTCTAACATTGACGTAATTTCTCCTGCCTATCAACGTGCGAGAGGTATTGTTCAACAAAACATGACTGATGTTGTTGAACCAATGCAGAAATTACCACTTGGAAAAATTGCTGAAACCGTTGGGTATGGCGAAGATATTGCTGGCGCACAACGCAATATTTTAATGCCTGCTAATCCTAGAGCATTAACTCCTACAGAAATAAGCAAAACTGTTCAAATTTTAAAAAGCAAAGATCCAAACATTGTTCAAGATTGGACACGGCAAAACCTTGAAGGAATTTTTAATGAAAATTCTCAAAATTTGCAAAGTGGCGCAAACCAAGCAGGCGGCGCTAAGTTCATTACAAACATTACAGGCAATGCACAACAAAAAGAAAACTTAAAAGCCTTGATTTCGGAAGGCGTAAGCCCCGCAGCGTGGCGAGGATTTGATAATTTTGCTGAAGTTATGGAAGCGCAAGGCAAGCGTCAAGGTCAAGGCTCTTTAACCGCATCAAATATTGAAGCGCAAAAAGAGTTAAAAGGTGGCGGCATTGGGGCTATACCTAAATCAATCTTTAAACCATCAACAGTAACCGGATGGTATGAAGATTGGCGGCTTGGAAAAAATACTCAGGAATTGGCAAGACTTTTGACAAACCCTGAAGGTGTTAAGTTGTTTGTTGAATTATCAAAAACTAAGCCACAATCTGCAAAAGCGCAAGCACTTGCAAACACACTTGCTGGCGGCAATGTTGCTACTAGTCCGCTAGAAAAAGAGGAACAATAATCATGAGTTATAACGGTTCAGGAACGTTCGTAATTAACTCAACTGGTCAGCCAGTTGTCACCAACACGGTCATTTCATCAACAGCGTTTAATGCGCTGACCGCTGACTTAGCTACCGGCTTATCGACTGCAATGACTAAAGACGGTCAAACAACAGCAACAGCCAATATTCCAATGGGAACATTTAAGTTCACAGGACTAGGGGTTGGCTCGGCTGCGACTGATTCTGCAAATATATCGCAAGTGCAAAGCTCAGTTGGTTCGTTTTTAACAGCGTCAGGCACAGACACTATTACAGCGTCGGTTAGCCCATCATTAACTGCATATGCTGTTGGTCAAACGTTTAAGTTTATTGCTGCTGCAACTAATACTGGTGCAGTCACAATTAACATTAGTGCGCTCGGTGCTAAATCTATTGTGAAAAACGGTTCAACAGCGTTATCTGCGGGTGAATTAGTTAGCGGTTCAATGTATCAAATTGTTTATGATGGTACACAATTTCAACTTATCGGGGCTGGCGGCGTAACAGCTGGCAAAGCAATCGCTTTTTCAATCATTTTTGGACTATAAATCATGGCCGCACCTAATATTGTTAACGTTAGCGCAATTTTTGGCAAAGTCGTAACTGCCGATCTAACTTCAACCTCTGCAATTTCAGTTTTAAGCAATGCTGCATCAAGCGGTAAAGTGTTTAAAGTTGATTCGCTTGTGGTGGCTAATATTGATACTGCTAATGCTGTAAACGTTACGGTAAATCATTATTCAGCTGCGGCGCTTGGCGGGACTGCGACACCTATTGCCTCAACAATTTCTGTTCCTGCAAATTCAAGTTTAATTGTGATTGACAAAACAACCATGATCTATCTTGAAGAAAATATGTCAATCGGCGCTACAGCTGGTACATCAAGCAAATTAAAAGTCGTTTGTTCTTATGAGGACATTTCGTAATGGCTTTAGGAAACCAAGGGCAAATTGGCCCGTATCGTGCGCCCACAAGTGGGATGCTGCGGCTAAGTTCTTTACAGCAAAATAAATCTTCACCTTATTGCATTAACTATCTTGTTGTTGCAGGCGGTGGTGGGGGTGGGTTTGAACGAGGTGGTGGCGGCGGTGGCGGTGGTTTTATTTCATCAATTGCAACTGTATTACCCACTATCAGTTATGTGGTTACTGTTGGGGCAGGCGGTGCGGGTGCAACGTCAGGTGTAAATGGAACAAGTGGATCAAACTCATCAATTGCTTCTATAAATACATCAACAGGTGGCGGTGGTGGGGGAGGCGGCTCAACTTTGGCTGGTCTGTCAGGTGGCTCTGGTGGCGGTGGCGGTTATGGGCCAAATGCAGGGGGCGCGGGTACAACTGGTGAAGGAAGTGCGGGAGGCGCAGGTTTCTCCGCAACAGGTGGTGGCGGCGGCGGCGGTAAATTAGCTGTTGGTGCAAATGCCGCAGCAGGTGGTGGTGGTAATGGTGGTGCTGGGTTTCCATTTCTTACAAGCGTTTCCACAACGTATGCAGGTGGCGGTGGCGGTGGTGGGGATGGCAACGGAGGGAAAATTGGCGGCACTGGTGGTGCTGGTGGTGGCGGTAATGGTTCGTCGGCAGTTGCAACGCCAGGCGGTAATGGCACAATAAATACAGGTGGTGGTGGTGGCGGTGGTGGTTTTAACGGTGGTGGCAATGCGGGAGGCTCAGGTGGATTAGGAATCGTAATTATTACTTATGCAAACGCCACGCAGTTAGGTAGCGGGGGAACAGTTACATCATATGCGTCAGGCGCAAACACAATTTGGGTGCATACTTTCACCACATCTGGCACATTTACGGGGTAAACAAGGAAATATTTAAATGTCATATTTTGCAAAAGTACCTACATTTACAGACGGCAAAGGCATTGTTGATAATGTTATTGCTGCTGACCAATCGTTCATTGATTCAAGCGTTGAAGGTGATCCGACTATGTGGTGGCAAACCTCTTACAACACTCGTGGGAACGTGCATTACGGCCCTGACGGTCAACCAGATGGTGGCGTAGCGTTAAGAGCAAACTATGCCGGAATTGGTTACACGCTTGACACGACTGTTGTGCAGGATGGTGTGGTTGGCGTGTTTTATTCACCACAACCATACCCATCATGGATTTTAAACACTCAAACATATTTGTGGGAATCTCCCGTTCCGTATCCAAAAAGTGGCGGGTCTTATGTTTGGGACGAAGCTACAGAATCTTGGGTAGCAAGTGCTTAACTTTATTGCCGTATTGTTAATTTCACCATTATTACTGCTTTGCGGGGTGTGGTTGATACCGTGGGCAATCTTTGCAATGTTTAAGGGTAAATAATGGATTGGCAGAATCTTATCAATATAGGTGCTGGCGCTGGTTTAGGCGTTGTAGGTTGGTTCGCTCGCCAGTTGTGGGATTCCGTCAAAGAATTGAAGTCTGACATTGCAGACCTTAAACTTCATGTAAGCGATGCTTACGTCAAAAAGTCAGAAATGGATACGCTCAAGTCCGAAATGGACAAACGTTTTGATCGTGTTGAAATGTTGCTTGACCGTTTGTTCGATAAACTTGAATCAAAGGTAGACAAATGATTGATTACTTGAAATCAGAATGGCAAGCCTTTACAGCGTGGTTGTGGCGCATGGTTGCTAAGTTTTAATGGATCGTTGGAAAAATCGACGCAGAATGGCATGGTTGTCTATGCTTGCTGCGTTAGTCTTTCCGTTGCTTATTCTTGTGTCTGAGTCCCCTACTCTTGGCACTATAGCTATGCCTTTCTATATCTTTGTCAGCGCTGTTGTAGGCTCGTATATGGGCTTTGCAACGATAGATGACAACAACTTTAGAGGGCATTGATGTTCCCAATATTTCCTAGTGCTTTGTGGATGAAAATTAGTGCAATTCTTGCGCTATGTGCGCTAATGTACTTTTTGGGGTGGAACAATGAACACAAGAAATTCGTTGCTTTTAAGGCTGAGATTGCTGCATTGGGTAAAGCACAGGAAACCATTAACGCTGCCAAGGTAAAAGAACATGAAACTATATCGACTTCAATCGCAAATCAATATGAAGCTCGTTTGTCTGCTGTTCATAGTTATTACGCTGACAGGGTGCAGCCAAATCCCAGTAGCGGTAACTTGCCCACCATTCCCAAGCCCACCAGTTGCCCTAATGCAGCCTCCACCAACACAGAATTTATTAGACAATGCGCTGAAACGACCTTAATGTTGACTGAATTACAAAACTGGGTGCGAAGTATCAAATGACTGTTGCTGACCGTATAACCATAATTTGTTGCGTGTCCCTCGCTGTTGTATTGCTGTCAACGGTGGTTGTGGTCTTAATTGGATTGTTCGACCCGTTGGTTGATAACGCTGAAATTTTTAAACTGATTAACCCAGCCTTTAACATGATTGTTGGGGCTTTTGTTGGCACTATAGCCGGTATAAAAATAGGAAAAGACGATGCAAAGTAATTGGGACAATGCTTTTAAATTGATGTTGAAATCGGAAGGCGGGTTTGTAAACCATCCAAGTGATCCAGGCGGCATGACTAACCTAGGCGTGACCAAGGCAACTTGGGAAAACTGGGTGGGCCGTGAGTCCGATGAGGCTGAAATGCGTGGGCTAACACCGGAAAAGGTTGAGCCTTTGTATAAAAAAAAGTATTTCGACGCTGTGCGTGGCGATGAGTTGCCAGTAGGTCTTGATTACCTGATGTTTGATTTTGCCGTTAATGCCGGCGCAGGCAGAGCAATCAAAACATTGCAAACCGCAGTTGGGGTTACGCCAGACGGTGGGTTTGGCCCGATGACAATGGCAGCTGTGCAGGCTGTTGACCCTGTTGATCTGATTGAGCGATTTAGCCAAGCCAAAGAGGACTTCTATCGGTCTTTGACTACCTTTGCAACGTTTGGCAAAGGGTGGCTAAATCGGGTTGCTGACGTTAAGGTAAAGGCTTCTGCGATGTTGGCTTAAAGTGCCTATCGCAGTAAACACAAAGCCCGTCACGCAACGTTGTACAGACTTGACCGCAGCCATCACACACGAACTCTTTAGGAAACTTGGTGCAACGTGACCAACGGATAAAAAGTAACGCAGCTACGCCTAATGCTGCAGAAGCGTAAAACACGAACATCCAGTCCCATAGCGTCATCACCAGCCTCCCACACCCATAAGTACCGTTTGCTCTCGTTCGGCTCTCTGAGCGGCTATACGCATGGCTGGTGATAGCCTGTAAGCCGGTCTGTCAAACCTGTCGATCTTCTTGTCGATGTGAGTCAGGTATTTTTCAAGTAACGCACGTTCGCTAGTCGGGGCTAATAGACCAAGTTCTGACAAGCACATGGATAACGTCATTTCACGGCTATCGGAAACCAAGCCTTTAGAGCGTAGTTTGTCGGCAGCAGCAACGTACAAATTGGTTAGTTTCATTTTAATCCTTTTGATATATCGACCAATTCACGGCGCAACCTGTCAGCTGCCTCTGCGTATTCCAGTATTCCCTCAGATAACACTCTGTTGGATTCTTGCAACTGGCGTATTAGATTTGCTGCCTCAGTTTGCTCTTGATGCGTCATAAAAAACCCATTCTCAAGGTTTCTTAGTATTTGTTTCGGGCTAAGTGGGTTCATTGTTTGCCTTGTCTAATGCGTAGAGGGCTGTATACAGATGCGGATGCGTTGTGTCGTTGAGTAGTACGCCTTTGTCCCCAATGTAGCCTGTAGGCTTTAATTTAGTTAGATTGTCAGCAGCCTGGCGAAACGCACAAGGGTTATATTCAGCGTTGCATTTGCCACCGCAAGCCTCTTTAAACAGATGGATATAGTCGGCCTTGTTCATAAACGTAATCCAAACGGGTTGTGAGCGTGTTTAACAACGAGGTTTTCGTAATTGTCTGAAGATTCTGTAGCAGTCGGTGCTTGTCGAATAGTGACATACACACAAGGTGAGCCACGCCTACCATCCCCACGTTTCTCGATCTTGTTGTTGCGCTGAAGTTTGGCAAGTTGTGTGTAGATGCTGATCTTTTCAAGGCCACAGTAATCAGCAATATCAACTGTTGTTTTAGGCTCGATGCAATACCGCAATATCTTTTGTTCTGTTGACATATATTTCCTTTAAAAGGATACATTAAGCTATCTAAACACAACATTCAAGAAGTATTAACTAGGTGATAACACTTACTCTGTTTATTTTAAATATAGATACCCTACCCTTATACCCACCCACCGTAGTAGTTGAGGATAAATCCTTTACGACAGACCTGTACCTTGTTAGGTTTATGGCAGGCATCTCACCCCACCCCTAGATTCCCTAAAACAGTAGCAGTCCTTGCAGCTGTAGAAGATCAATACCTAGAGTAAATGGTTTTAGTTTGTTTCCAAACTCTGTCTATATCCTGTTCGATTTCTCTACTGGGGCGTGCGGGTCACACGGGATAAAGCTATATAACAACTGTATAACTGACCTATTCTGGGTACGAGTGGTCACTCTATTAGCTGATGCGCCCTGACAGTTATCTTTAAAAACAAAAAAGCCGTTTTAGAGAGTATTTTGTTGGTCGACCCTTTCGGGACATTCTCTATCGGCTTCAAGGCGCAAGAGAATCAAAATACTCACTAAAACGGCTTACATCGTCGACCAAGACAACAATTCAATTCTGCCACCGTCTTTCCGATGTGTCAAGGTCTAAAGCTAACCTAGTGAAACACGACCCTTATCATTGTTTGTTTCATGCTTGCTAAAGGCTCAATCAGTCTAATGCAACTCAGGCCAGATTTGTTGCCAATTGGGGATTTCTTTTCTTGACCATTTACCATTTGATTTCTTTTCAAGCTCGGCGGCCAACAACACTAACTTATCGCCAGGCAAACCATTGTTGCGCCATTGCGATACAGCTGGTGGACTGACACGGCAGAGCTTGGCTACGGCAAATGTGCCACCTAATGTTTGGATGATTTCTGTTGTATTCATGTAGATATCTTAACAGATGAGCATTTGTATGTGTTGACTTATCTGTTTAGATAGCTTAATATCTAATTGTGCAAATTGCACTTTAACCAATACAGGTACACAAATGATTAAACATACAGACCAAACAAGTTCAGGTTTATGCGCCGCATTGTTTGAAGAATTTGATTTGTTGAGAAACGGCAAAAGCGATCCACATCGAGCTGCTGCCGTAGCAAAATTAGCGGTACAAATTATCAATACAAAAAAATTAGAAATTGAGGCAGCATCGTTTCACGCTCAAGGTTTAAAGTTTGTTCCGTTAGCTTTAACCGCTAAAGGCTTAAAAATTGGTGTAAAAAATGCAGCTAAAGTTTAATTGTTTAATTTGCAATGAACCGGCAGATTGTGCCGATTGGTTTGGCAATCAAAAAAAGTTTGTAACTTTATGCCAACATCACAATAAATTATGGAGAAAAGACAGTAAAAAAACTTTAACTAAATGGTGGCTTGATAAGGGGTTTATTCTTACAAACACTAGTGAATACAATTGTAAAAAACAATTTCATTACCCTTATTTGGGTTTGCCAAGAGATGAATTAGATTTAGCATTTGCTGAATTTTTAACCAAAACGCTTTTAAACATACAGGTGCATAAATGAAAGAACTAGCAAAAGCATTAGTCACGGCTCAGGCAGCAATGTCACACGCAGCCAAAGATAGTAAAAACCCACACTTTAAATCTGCATACTCAAGTCTGGCATCAGTCATCGACGCTGTTAGACCGCATTTGTCTGCAAACGGATTAGCCGTTGTACAAAAGACACACGATGCCGAAGGTGGTGTTTGTGTGGAAACCGTGATTATTCACGAATCAGGTCAAGAAATGTCATTTGGCAAACTGTTTGTGCCTGCAAGCAAACACGACAGTCAGGGTTTCGGTTCAGCTTTGAGCTACGCAAAGAGGTACTCAATCCAAACAGCCATGTGCGTTGCCTCGGCTGACGATGATGGTGAATCTGCCGTTAAATCAGCGCCACCAAAGGTTGAGAAACCTAAAGGCATAGATATGGATGCAACTGTTGACCAAATGGCGGCAGCGGTCAGCTATGAAAGCCTGAAGGACATATTTAGACTGGCTTGGACACAATGCCTGAAAGAACAACAGCCCGTCTTGAAAGCAATGTATGACGGAATCAAAGCAAACTGGGAGAACCAATAATGGCAAACGATCTTAACCGCTGCGAGTTTATTGGGCGCTTGGGCAAAGACCCTGAAGTACGTTACACCGCTGACAGTAATGCAATCTGTAATTTCAGCATTGCTGTGGGTTACAAGACCGCAACTAAAGAAACGACAGAATGGGTCAGGATCACGGCGTTTGGTAAGTTGGCAGGAATATGTGCCGACTACTTAAAGAAAGGCTCACAGGTCTTTGTGGCGGGTCGTATGACCACTCGCAAGTGGCAGAACAAAGATGGGGTAGATCAATACACAACTGAGGTGGTTGCTGACCAAATGCAGATGTTGGGTAGTCGGCCTGCGGAGGATGCACCAGCTGTGCCTGCAAAACCTAAGTCAGATGCGTATCGAGCAATTAAAGAAGGAATAGTCATTCCGCTTGAAGATATGCAAGACGATGTACCTTTTTAGGGGTTGCTATGTTTCATGGATTAGAAACTATTACGCTTGGCGGCATTTTTCCATGTGGTCAAGATAGCAAAGGACTTATTTGGGATAAAAAAGCAGCGCACAAAAGCATTGTTGGTCACATAAAAGTTAACGATTATTTTAAAAATAGGGCAAAAATTATGTCAAAAGATTTTGAAGATGCTACGTTAATAATTGACGAATCGTCAAAAATGCTTGAAACGTCTTTGCAAAAAATGCAAAAATCAGAACAAAATTTAATGGAACAATCAAAAAAAGTAAGCGGTTCAGTTCGTAAATCTGCCCATGATTTGATGACGGGTATGGCAGCAATTGAAAAAATGGCTAATTTTGATAAATTAGATCGTTATGTTGTTTTGCTTGAACGTACTGCTGCCGCTATGTCTGTTTTGTCAGAATTGGATAAAAACGGAAAACTTGAAAAACTGATGTCCGTTATTAAAAATTAAATGAATCAGACGGAGGAGGCAATACTTATTTCTTGGCGATTGCAGCAATGGTACGAGGGCATGGTTTTAGACGCTAGAGCCATGCAAGACCTTCAGGATGCAATCGAGATGCTTAAAACATTAGCTAAACAGGTGCAAAAATGAAAGATGATTCACCAGCTTTTCCAACGTGGAACGTAGTAGATATTAAACAAGGCATGACATTGCGGGATTATTTTGCCGCAAAATCTATGGCATTAACTTACAAGTTTTGGATGGAAGATTATTACCATCCAGATAGTAGTGACGCAGAATTTCGCGTTGACGATGAACGTAGTGATTTTGATGAGGGCATAATGAAATTGGTTGCTGACGATGCTTACAAAATGGCAGACGCAATGATGGAGGCAAGGAAATGATTATCAAATCAGCAGACTCAGAATCAGGCCATTGGTACGCAGCTGACGGTTCACCAGCGTACAAAATCATTGGTAAGAACGGCAAAGAGCGTAATACAACGGTTCGTGACGCAAGAGAGCGTAACCTTGTTCCATCAGTCACTACCGTGTTGGGATTGGTTGCCAAGCCTGGCTTATCCAACTGGCTGCAACAACAGGTCTTACTGGCTGCGCTGACGTTGCCACGCATTGCTGGTGAAACAGAGGAAAACTGGCTAGAACGAGTAATGTCAGATTCTAAGTCTACGGGCCGTGACGCTATGGACAGAGGCACACAAATGCATGGGGTGCTTGAGCGTTTTTACCGTGGTGAACAAGACGAATACCCTGTTTATGTTAATCAGGTTGATGCGTCGATCAAGATTCACTTTGGGCATGACCAGACTTGGGAGGCAGAACGCTCGTTTGCATACGAAGGGTTTGGCGGCAAGGTGGATTTGATTGCTGAAAACATCGTGATTGACTTTAAGAGCAAAGATAAGCTCGACAAGGTTGTGCCGTATCACGAACAACTGATGCAACTGGCGGCTTACCGTGTCGGCCTTGGCAAACCCACAGCCAGATGCGCCAACGTATTCTTTACTGCCGAAGGCGATGTGAAACTGATCGAACATTCAGAAGAAGATTTAGCCTCTGCATGGGATTGCTTTCAGTATCTTTTAGCGTTCTACAAGCGTAAAAACAACTTATAATAAATCGTCGGTGTTGTTCACTCCTTGTTCCATCGACCGCCCCTTAATTGGGGCGTTTTGTTGTAAAAATCCAAATAAATTAAAAATAATTGTAAAACTAGGGTTAACACCTATGCTTTTATTATTTAGATAGCTTAATATCTGTACATGGCAACAACGCCACAAACCACGAAAAAAGGTACATAAATGAATAACGAAATGTTCGGTTGCAACCCAGACAAATTTATCGAAAGCGTTAAAGATTCGATTACATACAAATTTAGCGGTGCATACATGGTTGCAATGGGCCTTATGTCAGATGCTCAAGAATTGATTGCCGCAGATGCAAAAGAGCAAGCCCGTCAAACTTTAAATTTAGCAAAATACATTATTGGCGAAATTAGTGATGGTAATTTGATTGGTACTGTGCAACGTTAATTAAACGGGGCGCAAGCCCCATCACTACGACAAAAGGTACATAAATGAGCAAGTTAATACAAACATTTAAAGCAGAACCATCCGACAAGAACCGTGCAAAGTTGCAGGCGTACTTGCAAAAACACATGATGGCGATTTGCATGGCAAGCCCTGACGAGCAGCAATTTTTAAAAGCTAACGGATTTAAGGGATAAGCCATGAAATACTCATACATTCAAATGACAGACGAAGGCAAACGCCAGTTAATGCGTGAACTTAGCCGTGAGCTTACCGACAAAAAGATTGCAGAGCTTATGGATCAATTTGCAGATGGCGTAAAAACAGACAGTAATAGCGAACCGTACATCAAAATTGATGCTGATGACGTATTGTGTTGCGCTGTGCCAATGTACACACACTTCATCGACGTTAATCACATTGAAACCGTGACCGCTAACGAGGAGGACGGTAATGAATAAGCGTAACTGGCCTTACGGCACGGACATGAGCGAACCAAACTGGACGGGTCGCACGGCTCGACAAATGCGTGATTACAAACGACCTGATGACCGTATACCACCTGTTGCGTGGGTAATGGGTTTGTTGGCATTAGCGTTAGTGTTTGGTTTCTTTCCACTTTTATCATTGGTGATGCTATGAACCAAGTCGCTCGCAACACCGATCCGTCAACCAGCTGGGCTGCTGCCGACTCTGCAAAGTCTTTAGCGGCTCAACACGCCACGATAATCATTCAAGCCTTATGCAAGTATGGGGCAATGGGAAAAGACGGTATAGCCACGATTACAGGACTTGATGGTAATCAGGTAGCCAGGCGGCTTAGTGAGCTAGAACGCAACCACGAGATTTTGCTAACTGGTCGCAATGTGCAAAGCAAAAGTGGTCGGGCCGAACGGGAATGGAAAGTAATGCCTAAACAGATGGGGCTAATATGAGTTACATCATTGGCAATTTACCGCCAATTAAGTGTTTTGTTCGGCGTGAGTATTTGTACAACTTTGAGAAAGGCCACGGTGAGCTTGAGTCTTGCATCTGGGTAAGCATTAAGGCAATCCGTGGGCAAGTATTTCGCATTGAAAGCCTGTTGCCACGGTACGGCGCTTTGTACGATAAGTTGCCTATCCAGGCTTATGTTTGGAATACTAAACATGGGGATCTGGATTACGACATATTGCAGCTATGGGATTGCATGGGCTACAGGTTTACGGTCCATGAAAAGATCGGCTTGCGTAACCTTGGGGTGAAATTCTTAGGAAAAGACAAAGAATGGCATTTTGGTAAATACCTGTTTACCGTGGATTTTTGTGCCGATGGTATGGATGTAGACACAGGTTTTACTGAAGTCGCTGAAGAACACAAATCATTTAACTTTATCCGGCTAGACAATGGGCAATTTGCAGCGCAGCCTAACAATAGATGCCTTTGGTACGACCAATCGTTAATACCGGCTAAGACGGAGTTTCCAGACTTTCAAGCATCACGCCACATTTGGACAGTAGACGGGTCACGCAAATGGTCAGCTGGTGACGATTGGTTTTACGACATTGGGGAACGAACGTGAAAGACCAGCACGATGCAATTGATTACATATACAACACAGCACCGATCTATGGTCAAGCTAAAGGTCGAGTTGCTGAACTGGAGGCATACAAGCACAGCCTACGGGCAATTATGATGAGCAAATCAAAGGAAACCACAATTGGCGGTCAAGAGAAAGAAGCCCTTGCAAGCCCTGAATACCAAAACCTATGTAAAGCTATAGGAGAAGCTACAGAAACGGCTGAAACGCTTAAATGGCGGCTTGAAAGCGCCAAAATGCGGTTTGAATCATATAAAGTTGAGCAATATAACAATCGACAAATAGACAAAATGGTAAAATAGATTACCGTAGCAACTACCTTTAGCGGGGGAAAAGACGATTCATCACCGTCCTGTTGCTGCACTTCCGTGATGACTTTGCCTAGATGGGGTGAATTATGATTACTCAAGAATTGTTAAATCAAAATTTTTATTACAAAAATGGTGGTTTATATTGGATTTCAGATAGAAATTACAGAGCAAAAAAAGATCAAAAAGCTGGTAGTTTAGGCACAGGGCATCGTTATTGGCATATTCAAATAAAACAAAAAACAATAGCCGAACATAGAGCAATATTTTTAATGCATCACGGATACTTGCCCAACTTTGTAGACCATATTGACAATAATGCGTTAAACAATAAAATTGAAAATTTAAGAGAATCAACCTGTTCGCAAAATCAATACAATTCAAGAGTAAGAAAAGATAGCCGATCAAAAATTAAAAATGTTAAATGGCATAAAGCTACGCAAAAATGGATGGTTTGCGTCAGAGTTAACAAAAAAGAAAAGTATTTTGGTATTTATGATGATATTGAATTAGCCGAGCTGGTGGCAACAGAAGTAAGAAACAAATACCATAAAGAATTTGCGAGGCATCAATGATTGACTATTCTGAAAGCCTAATTAAACTTAAAGCAATGATGCACCAATACCAAAAACTAGTATTGCAAGGAAAATATGACGCAGCTGCTGACGTTGCTGTGGATATGCAGATTGTCTTGGTTGACTTGCAACAATGGACTGAGGCTCAAGTTGACCAAAGCGCAACGTAAACACTTTGAGAAACTGGCTAACCTTGGATGCTCGTTGTGCCGACACTTGGGATATGGCGAAACACCAGCCCATATTCATCACATTAGACGATTAGGAATGAAACGTGAAAATGCGCCGGTTATACCGCTATGCCCAAATCATCATACCGGCAATGATGGGGTACATGGACTGGGCAAAAAGGCGTTTGCTCAAAAGTATGGGGTTACAGAAGAAGATTTATTAGCCCAAACTGAGGCTTTATTGTGATCGCCACGCTGCAACTACCGATACCGCCAAGTGTAAACACTTACTGGCGCAATTTTAGAGGCAGGACAATACTTAGTCAGGGTGGGCGAGATTACAAACAAGCGGTGCAAGAGTACGTCACAATCAATAAAATACCCAGTTTTGGTTCAAACAGGCTTATGGCGATCATTACTATCTTCCCAAAAGATAGGCGCAGCATTGACTTAGACAATAGGCTTAAAGGCTTATTTGACGCATTGCAAGATGCCGGCGTGTTTGAGGATGACGGTCAGTTTGACAAAATAGAGATTGCAAGGGGGTCGATTAAATCGGGCGGCGGTTGTACAATTGTTATAGCTACCTTGTGAGGCCACTATGGATTATCCTGCCGTTTTCGTGTCTACTTTGTTCCATAGCGGGACAAACGCGCACTTTCAACATCTAATGACCGATAGCTACGCAAAGCACGTTGCGCTGGCTGAGTATTACGATGGCATTGTTGATTTGACAGACAAATGGGCCGAGGCTTATCAAGGGTCTTATGAAATCATTAAATCCTATCCAAAGGATTTTCATTTAGCTACTGACCCCGTAAAATACATGACGAGCGTCAAAGCATTTGTTAAAGACATTCGAACCGAGTTGCCACAAGATTCAGAACTATCTAACATTGTTGATGAAATTGCAGGATTGATTGACAGTACGCTGTACAAGCTCAAATCATTTAAATAAACCCCAAAAGCTCGGCAAAGCTAATGGGGTTCTACCAAAACAACAGCTAAGGAGTTGAAATGGATAAGTCTAATTTTATTCTTACAAAAGAATTATTGCAAAAGCATTTTGAGTACAAAGATGGCAATTTGTATTGGAAAACCAAAGGTACGGGCATTTTACGAGAACGATCTGGTTGGGTTGATGGGCTTGGATATGCTTGTATTGGGTTTAAAAGAAAAACGTACAAAGCGCACAGATTGATTTATTTGATGCACCACGGTTATTTGCCTAAGATTGTTGACCACATTGATGGAAACCCTAAAAACAATCAAATTGCCAATTTGCGTGAAGCACAAATGATTGAAAACGTGTGGAATCAAAAGAAACGTAGTACAAACACAACTGGCGTTAAAGGTATTAGTTACAGTAAAAAAGCCAAAAAATACACGGCTAGATGCATGAGTAACGGGGTTAGCTTTTTTATAGGTCAATTTGATAAACTTGAAGATGCAACCCAAAATTTAATGGCGTTTAGAAATAAAGCCCACGGTTCTTTTGCCAGACATGAATAGGACACAAAAATGAAAGCGGGACTCTATGCCAATATTCTTGCCAAACAAGAGCGTATCAAAGCCGGCAGCGGTGAGAAGATGAGAAAGCCAGGCGATCCAGGCGCACCAACGGCTAAAGACTTTAAAGAATCAGCTAAGACAGCTAAAGACGAGAAGAAATGACAGCGGCTTGGCAACGCAAAGAAGGGCAAAACCCTGCTGGCGGTCTAAATGCCAAAGGTCGAGCGAGTGCCAAAGCAGAGGGTATGAACCTCAAGCCACCAGTCAAGTCAGGCGATAACCCACGCAGAGCCAGTTTTCTCGCACGCATGGGCAATATGCCAGGGCCAATGGAAAAAGACGGGAAACCTACTAGGTTAGCTTTAGCCTTAAAAGCATGGGGCGCATCAAGCAAAGAAGATGCAAGGGCAAAAGCTAAGAATATCAGCGAACGCAATAAGTAAGCTAAACTTAAAATATCTAAATCTAAGACAATTGAGAAAGATATGCAGCAAGCTAAAGTAGCTAAAACTAGATCAAGGGTTGGTGGTCGAGCCGTAGGTACGCCTAATAAGTCCACAGCGAAGGCTAGAGAGGCGATTGCAGCGTTCGTGGATGGTAACGCCCACCTATTGCAAAAGTGGCTTGAGGACATTGCCTTGGATGAACGGTACGGCCCAAAGACGGCGTTTGATTGCTTTATGTCAGTCGCTGAGTACCACGTTCCTAAACTTGCACGAACCGAACATACTGGCGCTAATGATGGCCCGATTGAAATGGTGGTCAAGTGGCAAGACGGGAAGTAACGCTGCCCTACAGTCCACGGGGCGCTTTCAAACCATTTCATAACCGCACCGAACGTTGGGCTTGCCTAGTTGCACATCGACGAGCTGGTAAAACTGTCGCAGCCATTAACGACATTGTTCGTGCTGCGCTTATGTGCAAAAGCACAAATCCCCTATTTGCTTACATTGCGCCATTTCGCAGTCAAGCTAAATCCGTGGCTTGGGATTACCTTAAACACTTTGCAGCGCCTGTACTTGCGTCATCCAACGAGGCCGAGCTAACCATCGAGCTTATAACTGGCGGCAAGATACGCTTGTTCGGGGCTGACAACGCAGATGCAATGCGGGGCTTGGGCTTTGATGGCGTGTTTATGGACGAATATGGTGACTTCAGACCTAGCGTGTGGGGTAACGTCATTCGACCTACATTGTCAGACAAGCAGGGTTGGGCGGTGTTCGCCGGTACGCCAAAGGGTAAAAACCAGTTTTGGCAAATATTTGAAACAGCTAAGAAAACGCCTAACGAGTGGTTTCACCTTGTCCTAAAGGCTAGTGAGTCTGGGCTGTTGCCTGACACAGAGCTACGGGCAGCAGCCGCACAAATTTCTCAAGACCAATTTTTGCAAGAGTATGAGTGTAGTTTTGAAGCTGCCATAATGGGGGCGTTCTTTGGCGAGGACTTACGCAAAATTACAGATGCAGGGCAAGTTAGGCGTGTTGACTACGATCCGCACCTGCCAACTTACACGGCTTGGGACTTAGGCTATCGAGATGACACGGCTATTTGGTGGTATCAGGTGGTACGCAACGAAATCCACATCATTGATTATTTTGCAATAAGTGGTGCAAACATTGCAGAAATAGCTAAAATAGTCGTAGAAAAGCCGTATAAATACGCAAAACATTACTTACCGCACGATGCAAGGGCTAAAACACTAGCAGCAGCGGGTAAGTCAGTTATTGAGCAGTTGAGTGAGTATCTAGGCATCAACAATATGGCTATCGTGCCTGACTTGTCGGTGCAAGACGGAATTCAGGCGGTACGTCAAATGCTGCCAATGTGTTGGTTTGACAGCGAACGAACGCATGATGGGCTAGAGGCACTAAGGCAATATCAGCGTGAATACGACGAGGATAAGAAGGCATTTAGGCAAACGCCCAGGCATGATTGGACAAGCCACCCAGCAGATGCGTTCCGAATGTTGGCGATTGCTTGGAGGCTAGAGCCAAAGGTTAAGCAGCCAGATATGGTCAAGCCGTTGATTGTCGGGCCTGAGAACACAGTAACTTTAAATGATATGTGGGCAACCCACACAACAAACCGGAGTAGAAGATTATGAGCGGCGTACAACATCCTTATGAGTATCAATACGAACACGTTGCAGCAGGCCAAACCGCACAAGTCCTAGGCGGCACAGGCGCAGTTGGTGACTATCTAGCCCGTTTAATTTGTACCGTGTCAACATCTGCCACGGGCAACGTTGTTTTGTTTGACGGTGCAGGCGTTTCACATACCGTTTTGCCAGCGTTGTGCGGCACAGGCATTAACACTTACAACATTGAGGTAGGCTCTATTTCTAAGTTTGGATCGTGGAGAATCACGACAGGCGCAGGCGTGGAAGTGTTGGCAATTGGCATCTTTAGCGCATGATCGTAGCTTCGGTCTTGCGGTCTGGGGGGGACTTTGAGCCGCAGCACGTTTACAAGCTGCAACGAATGTGCGCTAAGTATTTGCCACCGCATGAGTTTGTCTGTTTGTCAGACATTCAGTTAAGTTGCGATACCATACCGTTGCGGCACGATTGGGCGGGTTGGTGGGCAAAGATGGAGTTGTTTCGGCTATCGAGTGCGTTGTACTTTGACTTGGATACCGTCATTATTGGTGACTGTACGGCAATGATTGAGGCGGCAAAACAGCACGATTTTGTCATTATGCGTGACGTTTATCGGGGTCAGTACAACCCAAAAGCGATGCAGTCGAGCATGATGTATTGGTCGAAACCTGTTGATTTGTACGACAAGTTTGCTGCATTACAGATGTACGCAGCGGGTGGCGATCAGAGCTATATCGAACACCATATGCGTGACAAAGTAACGTACTGGCAAGACATTGCAGATGGGATTGTTAGCTTTAAGGCTGATGTGCTGCCCAAAGGGTTAGACGATGCCAAGGTGGTGATATTTCACGGCAAGCCTAGACCGTGGGAACAAACAAGGATACCGTATGAAATTGGTTGAAGGCTGGCAAGTTCCTGATATTGACGAGTGCTGCATTAACGCACTCTTGGTTGAGCTGCCAGACTTGAATGTGAGCTATACCCACATGAACCAGTTCCGCACAGTCATTCAAGCAGGCGGCAACATTGGCGTTTATCCCGCTACGATGGCAGGGCAATTTGAGCGTGTCATTACAGTCGAACCTGATTTGGTCAATTATCAGGCTTTGCTGCTAAATGTCGCAGGCCACGACAATATCGAGCATCATCGAGCTGCATTTGGTGACAAGAACGGCACAGCGGCAGTCGATCACCCATACCCTGAGAACATTGGGGCGCATCAGTTAAAGGTAGGCAAAGATGTGCAAGTTATACCAATTGATGCTTTAGAGGTGGATGATTGCGATTTTATCCAATTGGACATTGAAGGCTACGAGCATCTAGCCATATTGGGCGCTGAACAAACAATTAAGAGAACGTATCCGGTTATCACTCTTGAGCTGAAAGGCTTGGGCAGTCGTTATGGATACACCGACGAGGACACAATCAACCTACTCCAAGAATGGGGCTACGAGATTGTCGGGCGGGTAAACCGTGACGTAATTTTTGCGAGATACTAAGATGGAAGCATTAACTGGCGTTCAGAAGTGGCTAAACGTAATCAGCCAATACGACAATGAGTTTAAAAAATGGGAAGCTCGCACAAATAAGATTGTGAGGCGCTACCGTGATGACAACCGCAATCAGAACACTAACGAAACCGCTAAATTCAACATTCTGTGGTCTAACGTACAGACGCTGATCCCTGCGGTGTATGCCAGGTTGCCAAAGGCTGACGTATCTCGACGCTTTGGGGATAACGACCCAGTTGCCCGTGTTGCGAGTCAATTGATCGAACGTGCCTTGGACTTTGAGATCGAGCATTACACCGATTTCAGATCGACCATGAAACACGCAGTTGAGGATAGGTTCTTGGGTGGTCGAGGCGTGGCATGGGTGCGTTACGAACCGCACGTTCGGGCGCAAGACATTCCTGAAGATGGGCTGCAAGTAACCGAAGATGTTGACGAGGTTGACAGTACAGGTCAGCAAGTCAAGACTGCTATGACGCTTGATGGCGCTATGGGCGAGGAAGTCGAGCCACAAGAGGAAATTGAGTACGAGTGTGCGCCTACCGATTACGTTCATTGGAAAGACTTTGGACATTCTGTAGCTAGGACATGGGAGGAAGTCACTCAAGTTTGGCGCTGGGTGTACATGACCAAAGATAGCCTCATCGAACGATTTGGCGAAGAAACGGCTAAATCCATTCCGCTAGATGCAGGGCCGGAAACCAATAAACAGTATTCGACACAATCCAAAGACTTCACACGGGCTAAGATTTGCGAACTGTGGGACAAAGAAAGTGGCAAGGTGTACTGGATTAGCAAGAGTTGCCCAAACATTCTTGATGAACGTGAAGATCCGCTCGAGCTTGAGAACTTCTTTCCGTGTGCCAAACCTTTGTACGCCACAATGACGAGCGACACGCTTGTGCCTGTACCTGACTTTGTGCTGTATCAAGACCAAGCGACAGACCTAGACATTTTGACTGACCGCATTGACGGGTTAGTTAAAGCGTTGCGTGTTCGTGGGGTCTATGACGCATCACAACCCACTTTGCAGCGTCTTTTGACTGAGGGCGATAACAACACATTGATTCCTGTCGATAAGTGGATGGCGTTCTCTGAAAAAGGTGGATTAAAAGGGTCGATTGACTTGTTGCCAATTGATGTGATGGCGGCAACGCTCATGCAATGCTATCGAGCAATGAATGAAATCAAAACCCAAATCTATGAAATTACAGGTATTAGTGACATTATTCGGGGACAGGGACAAGCCTCTGAAACCGCCACGGCACAACAGATTAAGGGTCAGTATGCAGGACTGCGCTTGCGCTCGATGCAAGAAGATGTTGCCCTGTTTGCGAGTGAGCTATTCCAGTTAAAAGCCCAAGTTATCTGCACTAAGTTTCAACCCACAACAATCCTTATGTACGCTGCCGCACAAGGTATGCAACCGGCAGATCAGGCGCTAATTCCGCAGGCGTTACAGCTAATCCAAGACAAACCTTTGCGTTCGTTTCGCATCCAAGTGGACTCAGATAGCCTAGTGCAGATCGACGAGAACCAAAACAAACGTGAACGAGTTGAGTTCTTGCAAGCGATGGGTGGGTTCTTAACGCAAGCCTTGCCAATGGGTCAACAAGCGCCAGAGTTAGTGCCTATGCTGATTGAGTTGGTCAAGTTCGGTGTTGGCGCATACAAGAAAGCCGCACCGATTGAAGGTACGATTGACCAAGCTATGCAAGAGTTGCAAATGAAACAGCAACAAATGGCGCAGCAGCCACCACCGCCCAACCCTGAAGTTATGAAGATGCAGGCAGAGCAGCAGTTTGAGCAAATGAAGATGCAAGCTCAAGCTCAAAACGAGCAGATGAAGATGCAGGCCACGGCGCAGGCTGAACAACTGAGGGCGCAAGCCGATATTCAGGTTGCCCAAGCCAAAGCACAGGCTGATGTACAAATGGCACAAATGAAATTGCAAGCCGAAATGCAACTAGAGGCGCAAAAACAACAGTATATGCAGGCAATGGAACAAGCCAAGTTGCAAGCTGCCGAAGAATTGGAGAAGTGGAAAACAGAGCTAGAGTCTGCAACCAAGATTATGGTGGCTAGGATTGGGGCGAACCCAGGCTTAGACTTGCCGTTACTTGAGGCGCAAGAGGCAGCAAGCACCAAGATTGCCGCAGAACTGGGTGACAATGTTACGCAAGCAATGAACCGTATGGTGCAGATGCACGACAACATGAGCAATATGCACAACACCGCAATGGATAAAATCAACGGTGTGATGACTGTCATTGCGGCGCCTAAGAAGATTATCCGTGGCGCAGACGGGAGAGCCGCTGGGGTTGAACTTGCATGAACGGGTATTGGGACACCGGAACGTGGGACGATGCAACATGGGACTATGTACCCGTCCTAATTGACGTTGACACCCACGATGGCGTTGACCGCAAGAGAAAGGAAGAAGAACACCGCAGGGCAGAGGCAGCAAAGGCAAAAGCAAGGCGAGATAAGGTTATTGCGTTATTTGAGCAAATAGTAGAGGGTAAACCAAGAATCGCAGAAGAAATTGCAGAACCGTTTGTCATTGAGGCCACAGCCCAAGCGCCGGCGGTAATCAATTACGATGCGATGTTGGCTGATTTAGATCGGGTAAACCGGATTTACAACGAACACATAGAAATGGATGATGAGGACGTTATAGCTCTGTTATGAAAAAAACTTACATATACGTTAATGGCGAACTGGTCGAGAAAGGCTCAAAAGAGCATTACGAGAGCCTTGGCCCAATGGTGATGCCAGACATTCAACCCTACAAATCCATGATTGACGGGTCAATGATTACGAGCCGGTCAATACATCGAGAACACTTGCGTCAACATAATTGCTTTGAAGTGGGCAATGAAAAGATGGAAACCAAGTTGCCACCGCCTGTTGACACACGCAGGGAAGTCATGCGGCAGCAGCTGGCGAACATGACGCACAAACAGGCAAATCAAGTTCTTTCACAACTTCGCCGTAAATTTACCTAAAGGGGTATGCAATTGGAAAATACTGAACAGCCAGATCGTCGAGAATTACTGTCACAGCAGTTCGATGAGGTTCAGAATGAAGCACCAGTCGAGGCAGTAAGGACGCAGGAACAACCCAATCTTGAGCCACCGGCAGAGCCACCAGTTTGGGAACGCCCACCGGCATCGTGGAAGAAGGACTATCACGAAGCCTGGACAACCGCTGATCCAAAGCTAAAAGAATACGCTTGGAAACGTGAAGAAGAAATGAGAGCAGGGGTTCAGCCTTTGCTTACTAAAGCTCAATATGCTGACCAAATGCAGCAGGCCATTGAGCCGTACATGAACAACATCCGTGGTTTAGGCATCGAAGCACCACAGGCGGTCAAAGCCTTGATGGAGGCTGATAACGTCTTGCGCCACGGATCGCCACAGCAGAAACAAGCATATTTTGCCCAATTAGCTCAACAGTACGGCATCAACATGAGCGATGTGCAGATTCAGCCTACTGATCCTAACTTTTACGCCATTCAAAACGAGCTTGCACAAGTTCGTGGCGAGGTGTTAAATTGGAAGCAAGCGCAGGAAAATGCACAGAATGAAGCACTTTTGAGCGAAATTAACCAGTTTCAATCAAAAGCAGAGTATTTTGAGGAAGCTCGTCCAACAATGATCCAACTGCTTAACAGCGGTGTGGCGAAGGACTTGGATGATGCGTACCAAAAGGCAATACGCCTAGATAACGACCTGTTTACAAAACATCAGCAAGCCTCACAGGGTCAAGCAGATGCAGCGAAACGGGAACAATCGAACA